CACTGTGGTAGTAAGTGTTGATGTGCCCGGGGCTGATGAGGTAATCGTAATCGTTCCAGTGATTGATCCTCCTGGAGTATCACTAGTAGCAGATGACATATTAATTGCGTCACTATGTGTAACTTGCATACTGAAAGAAAAAGTATTATAAGTAGTATCTAAGACACTATAAAAAGCTTCAACAGTTCCGTGTGGAATATTTAGGCCGCCACCAACTGGATCCAATGCATAAATTGCGTCACTAAAGTAAGTATATGCCGATACACTTAAAGACTCCCAGGTATCCATGGCTGCGTTATATTCTTTAATAACTGGATTAAATCCAGTTCCGGTTGGTGTTGTTTTCCACCAAATAGACCCAGATGGGCGGGGAACAGGATCACTGCTAAACCAACCGTCAGTCGGTTGTTGTGCAAAATTACCAAAGAATAGATAAGGGCAATTATATGTACCTGCTGTAATACCGCACTTAGACAGTGGTGTATTAGTACCGTCTACTAGAACTACTGCGCCATTGGTGGCACTGCTAGTCACAAAGAATGCTACTGTACCAGCAGATGTTACTACCGCCTTAACGCCGGTAATATTTGCATTATTAATTGCAGTCACCATTGTACTAACTGTCCCTGCTGTAAAAGTAACTGTTGAGCCGTTGACAGTAAGAGTATTAGTACCAGCGGTCAATGATGGGCTAGCTGTTGTACCGATCACAGTAGCATTAGATTGTTGCCATTCTGGGCTGCCAACCAACACCCAAGTATTGGCTAATCCTGATACAGAAGTAGATCCTGCTTTATAAAATAAACGAGTAGAAGTCATCGGATACGCAGTAGTGTTAACAGCCACTAATGCATAATCACCTGGCTTACCAATGGTAGTGAGTGGAAATGCTACGTTAGTGGTAGTGCTGTATGTCTGACGAGTTATACTATCTGGATCAGTAATAATTATTGGAGTTATATGTCCAAATGTCGATTCAGTTGCATCTAACGAATAGATACCCCATTCAGTAGCAGCAGTATCTAACCATATTGTACCATCTGCAACTGTACCAGTTGGTCTATTAGACGTTCCTGTTAATTGCGCTAGGTCAATATCTGCACGAATAGCATACAATTGGTTGCCCAATCCTAATGCGCTATATGCAGTTAATAGTCCATATTCGTTACGCTCATCTGCGTTAATCGGAGTGCCCGCTGCGCTTAACTGGAATGTCGGTGTGCCCATTGCAGTCACTAAGTCACGTTGACTTGTAAATGATAACAATTTACCGGCATTGGATTTGCTTGTACCTGTAGCAGCAGATCCGTTATATATTTTATCTTGTGCTGTTGCTAATAGTACTAATGGTACAGAGCCTACATTACTGTTGACATATTGACTCTGATCATTGATGGAAATTTGAATTCCTGGTGAAACTAGTGCCATGGTTATATTCCTTTATAATACATGTTATGAATATTTAGTTTAAAAATGAAAAAAGGTACTACTACAGGTGCCTTGGCAAAGGTTTAGTGGTAAATAGCTATATGCTAGAACGTCAATTATGCCCTAATTGCCACACAAACCCAGTAGCGGTCAATTATGTCAAAGATGATGTGACCCACTACCGAAATAGTTGTGCTGCTTGTATTAGAAAAGGTAAAAAACTAAAGCCCGAGCCACCGGCATGGCAAAGATCTGGATACAAGAAAAAAGCTAACTGTGAAAAATGTAACTTTAAATTTAAATTTGTTGAACAGAATGTAGTATTCCATATAGACGGCAACTTAAAAAATAATATTTGGACCAACCTAAAAACAATTTGTTTAAACTGCCAACAGGAAATATACAAAGGGCGAACCGGGTGGAGGCCTGCTAAGATTGTACCAGATTTTTAAGCTGTGAATATAGTTTTTCAATACTACTATTGTTTTCAATTACATAATCAAATGAGGTGCCGGCCCAACTACTTTCGCTAGAATGGATACTTTCTTGTTTTAACCATTCTGCTGCGGTTAAATCACCTTTATTGGCTCTTGCTGCAATATTGTACCAATGCGGGATAATACCACGCTTAATCCAAACTATTTTAGCATCTTGATTTTTAAGTTTTGCTATTTCATTGGGGAAACGGCAGTCTGTTATTACAACATCATTTTTACTATTACGAAGTTTATTTTCAAGGCTAGCAATCCACATATCATCATGGAATCCTTGACGTATTACTTCTGTACCCCAGTATTGCAGCACATATCTTGGAGTAATTGTTGTGCCAAGCCTAGCAGACCACCATGCATCTGGTTGTTCACGCCATTCTCTACTTTCTTTAGTACGGCCTTCGATTAGCTCTCTATCCCACCCAAATATAATACTAACAGCATCTTTTAAACTAGATGCAAAACTTTCACGCTTGAACCCATGAAAATTAACCAGATAATCTGCGGCTGTATCTTTGCCGCTGCCAATTAGTCCACAAATACCGATGATCATAAAAAATGCCCCTTTCGGAGCATTTTAACATTATCCAGTTACCCATGTCAACGGGACCGATCCGTCAACATAATTCTTTAGATCTTCTTCTAACTTATCCATTTCTGCTTGGGCCTCTGTTACCATTGCAGTGCCGTTGAGCTGTGTTCCACCTTGTGGACCAGCTATTTGCCCAAACTTACTGTATGCCTGTCCAAGAATACGCTTACAGAAACTATATGCATATTCTTGAATCCATGGATATGAGTAAGTATCGTTTAGTATCATTTGATCCGGTTTAGTATTATAAATCCAAAGTAATATACTTTCTTGTTGATCCAGTGGAGGATTTGGTCCTTGGGAAGGCATTTTACGAACAATTGTTAGTTTCTTGGTAACTGGATTAAAGGTGTAGTTCATGAATCCACCAAACATTCTCATGGCTAATTTTTGATAGTCAACAAACAATTCATAGTTAGTTAACCCGCCTACTCGCCCTGCAGTCAACATGTAGGTGTTTAAATAACCCGACGCAAAAGGTTCAAATTGACTGGCTGTTGTGCCTGTTACGGATCCAATACCCCGACGATATACGGCTCTAACTGTCTGTATTTCCTTGGGTAGTATATACTCCTGTGTTTCTGGTAATAGTGTTAAATGTGCATAACTTTCTTCTACACTATTTTGAGCACGTTGACGATACTTAATTAGTGCTTGATTAATAGAAGCAATATAATGCTCTTGTTCTAGCTCAACATCTACAATGCCGTCGGCTAGGCGCAAACGAATATAGTCCACGATGCCTGCACGTAAACTATCTGTAGTGTCACCGAATTGCCAATTTGGATCTGTTGTCCCTGGACTGTATACCTCGGAACTACCATCAAAGGCAATATGTCCGGCACCACTTCCTGTAGTAGAATTAAAAAGACTCTGAGAGGTCAGATTTAAATGATTATCAAATCCAGTCTCTGCTGTTATATTACCTGTAAAAGGTGTGACCATAATATGCTCCGTATTATGGTATTTATACTAATTACGCGGTTCGCAGTAGAACAATATCTTCGCTAATACGTCCGTTTAATTTAGTCTCAACGGCTTTGATATCTTTAATAAAAGTACGTAGTACTACTTTTCCTGCTTTAGCAAACTCTTTGAGCTGCTCGTCGGGCTTACGTAGAGTTTTAGCAACACTTTTATCTGTATCAAACCCTGTAATACTTGTGCCTTTGATCGATAGTTGCTGGTAACTGGCTGCCACATACTTTCCAAGTTTACGAGTTTTAATATTGTATATCCACAATTCACCAGAACCAATGAGATCTGCTGGATTAATAGATACAATTTTAAGTCCCTTGTCCTCTTTTGCATACTTGAGCTTTGCCACCAACTTTTCTTTACTTGGTGCTTTCTTAACCCGAGCTTTTTTAGTGGCTTTTTTAACATCACGGTACTGTTCAACGCCCTGCAAGAGCTCGTCGATCCATCCTATAATGCGTTTAAAGTCAGCGGCTTTAAGAAAAGCATAGGCTTCTTTAAGTTGCTCATCCTTTTTAGACTGTGCTTCTTCAAATTCTAACTTACGCTTTGTAAAAGTTGTTTCATATTTACTTAAATGGCTTTGTACTACATTGTTGGTTTGAAACCAATCGTAGGGTTTGAACTTTTCCGCAGTATTTGTAACCACATTATCAAAAATACCTTCCAGTTCGCCAATAAGTTCACTGGTTTTTTCGTTTAGGCGATCCTGGATCGTTGGCACGTATGCTTTAGGAACATCTCCTGTTGCAGTCTCAACAACTTCCGGTTCAGCTTTAATAATTGCCTCTTCGAGACATTGGTCAATAAACTCAATGTGGCGCTGCCGCAGGGGCATACCTTTGCGGTGGGCCATGATCAAACTATGCACAGTCATTGGAACTGCACGATCATTGCTGCGTATAAACGCTCTGACTTCATCTTTAGTGAACTCTTTAGTGTTTTGCATCCACTCTATTACGTGCTTTTTAGTATCTTTTTGATTGTAGTAATAGTTGTAGTAGTAAAAGCTGCGCCTGAGTTTGTTGTCAAACTCTTCAGCTGACCATTCTTTGGCTTCTTCGGGCCACTCAGGTTCGGGACCTGTGTATTTTTCATCTGCAAAAGCAACACGCACTTGACGTGGTTGCTTGTTCTTAATTTTAATTCCGGCTACTGTTGCCATAGTGTTATCTCCATATAACTTATTTTATGCATTTTTCAATAACGTGTAAAAAAGTTGCTCAAATTTTACACTAAGTATCTTTTCTTTGCGCCAGGCCTCTCGTTCCCAGGGCCGATCCCAGTATTCAACATTAACTGGCTTCCCACGCCAAAAATGCATATCACCATCATATTCATCTACAAAATACCAATAGTGCCCTTTGACCATTTGCTTGACATGAATCATTTCGTGTGCAAGAACTTGAATCATCTGATCAAATTTGAGTGAACTATCAATAAACACAACAATTTGTTTGCAGCCTTTGATAAGGTCATCAATTTGACAAGATCCGCGAGCGTTGTGATCTTTGATAAGATCTTTAACCGTATACACATACAAATCAAACTTGTTATTTAACAAATTCAATTCTTCTGCGTAAAACGGAACTGCTATATCAATGATTTGATAAAGACGTTTGGTTGTGGCTTTGATTTGTAAGTTCATGTTGATATTGTAGCATTGATTTTATTTAACTGTATTGTAGCACAGCAATAATACTGTACTGCTCAAAAACTGTAATACTTTCGTAAAAGGTCTTTTCTAATTCTGTATACTTAGAACTTATTTTACGATTTCTACGGCAGTTTACAAATTCTTTGTCCATTTCAACCCAAATTGTTCTCGCTGTGTTGTAAAAACGCCACAGATGACTTTTAGCAACCATATTAGAAATGCCTTGTATGGTATTAAGGCAAGCCTCTAATTTGCCATGATTGTTAGTGTGCTGTTCATGCATCATGCCCTTATTATACATAAATACATCATTAAGGACCAAACATGGCTAGATTAAGTCTGTGGAAAGACGGTAAACATACAAACGATTATAAGTTTATGGATCGCAGAATTAGCGAAATGTTTACCCTTGGCGGAACTGGTATTTTAGTGAACAAGTACCTAGGACCAATTGAACAAACTGGTAGTACAGATCCAACTAAACCAGATTATACAAATCAAAGTGAAAAAAATATACAGGACTTGTTATGGTTAGAAAATCGTGACAGAAAGTACGATTCTGATGTTTACAAAATGCGGGGTATTTACCAAAAACAAGATCAAGATTTTGATCTAAGCCAGTTTGGACTATTTTTACAAACTGGAACTGTGTTTATGGTATTCCATCTCCGAGATATGGTTGACCTATTAGGTCGTAAACTAATATCGGGTGATGTGTTAGAGTTTCAGCACCTTAAAGATTACGACAGTCTAGATCAAGATGTACCGTCAGCATTGAAAAGATACTATGTTGTGGCCGATACCAGTTTTGCCAGTGAGGGATTTAGTCCAACTTGGTGGCCGCATCTATGGCGTGTTAAGTTAAATCCGTTAGTAGATAGTCAAGAGTACAAAGATATTCTAAATAAAATTGCAGCAGGCGATGGTACTACCACCCCGGTTGGACAGGTTTTAAGTACACTAGACAAATATTTAACCATTAACCAAGCAATTGTTCAACAGGCTGAACTAGATGTTCCACTAAGTGGATACGATACCAGTCCATTCTACACCTTGCCCACAACAGAAGACCGAACACAGGCAGTTGGAAATGCTATTACTGCGGACAATAATATTTTATTGTCTGGCAATACTGCTACTTCAAGCGATTCTGGTGTCAGTAGCCCTGTATCTAAGATATCAGGTTACCTAACAGGAAACGGACAAGCTCCAAATGGATTAGTAACTGGTGCTGGCATTGCATTTCCTGCAAATCCGCATCAAGGAGATTATTTCTTGCGTTTAGATTACTTACCTAATAGATTGTTTAGATTTGATGGCGGCCGGTGGGCCAAGATTGAAGATAGTGTACGTACTAACCTAACACCGGGTGCAACAAATAACCAAACACAACGTGCCGGATATGTAAATAATACAAATACCTACGTTGATGGTGAAGGCACTACACACCATCAACTACAACCACTGAGTAAAATATTAACACCTAGGGCGGATAATTAATGGCAGTACAATTTATATACGACGGGCAATTACGTCGGTTTGTTACTCAATTCATACGAATGGTTTCAAATTTTCAAGTTGAGTTCGGCAAAGACGAGACTGGTACTA